CTAGTGTACTGTTAAGATTTAAGTCAAACTTGTTTTCTTCGGAGCAACTTGAACATTGGAATGTAGTTTCAAGTGACTCTCCGTATGTAGCAATTCTAATTGCTACAAGACACGCATCAACATCAATTTGTGGCATAACCCAGGGTTGAGTTATTCCTGGAATGCAACTTTTAATAACAGAAACAGTAGCTTCACCGTTAAATAGTGCATCAGGTGTCTTGAACATAATTTCGTCCATAGCACTCATACCAAATACTGCTAAGTTACTAGGATCACCGTTGATAACACCGGGTGGGTAAAAGTTACCTTGACTAGGCAACGATAGATAGATCTTTGGTTGTCTAAAGTACTTCTGTAGTGGATTATTTTCCATAGGTCCTCTTCCGATAAATAGTTATATAGTTTTATTTATAAGACAAAAAATACTGGAGAAACAATAGTGGCTGAACTGTCCGATCAAACCGTAAAGAACTTAGACGCAACACTAAACAAGATCTTATCTAAGAATAGTACTTCTAGTAGCAGTAGTAGTGGTGGGGGTGCGCAAGAGACAGCTAAAGGATTTGATGCTTTAGGCAAAGCAACTGTTAATTCTGTAGCTGATCTTGCAAAGTTTGGCGGAACTTTATTCTCAAGCGGTGCAAAACTATCCGATGCATACGCAGCCTCAACAAGCGTATTAGGAAATTTTGGTAGTTTACTCGGTGGCAACAGCGCAGCATTGTCAGCGGCCTTAGAAGGCACAGATAAGTTTGGCGCAGCAATACTTAAGGCGGCTGAATCAGGAGTAGATACATTTAGAACTCTTGCTTCTAGTGGTGCTAGTTTTAATAATAATATTTTAGAATTGAAAAACAGTGCAGCACAGTCAAGACTAACACTTGATGAGTTTGCTGGTATTGTGTCTAGCAATACAGCAGGATTTGCAGCATTTGGCGGAACAGTTACCAAAGGTGCAAAAGTGTTTACTGACGCAAGTAAAGATTTATTTGACACAGGAATGGCTACACCTTTGCTGAATATGGGTATGACGTTTGAAGAAGTTAACGAAGACCTAGCAGAATATATCATAAGAAACAGACGTAGATTTACAGCAGAAGAAATTGCTAACGGTAAAGCAAATGCATCATTTGCAGCAATGTCTACTGAGATGGACAAAATTGCAAAACTTACGGGTCAAAATCGTAAGGAAATGGAAAAAGATATAAACGACCGTATGCGTAAAGGTCAAGTTGAAGCTAAGATACGTATGCTTGAAGCAAGCGGCAACAAAGAAGCTGCTGATAAAATGAAACTAGCTCTTGCTGAAGCACAAAAAGCTGGCCCAGGTGCGTTAGCAGCAGTTGAAGATTTGTTTACAAAAGGTGCAGTTGTTAGTGAAGAAGGTAGACAAGCAGCCGTTGCGTTAGGTCCAGCATTCCATAGTTTAACAGATATGGTTAACACTGCTAAAGGTCCTGGCGGTATTGACGGTATGAATACAAGTATTAGCAATTTCAATTCAGAAATTTCTAAACGTATCACTGATCCAAACTTTTTACAAATTGCAACACTAGGTGGTATGGGTAACGCTACAGCTGATGCAGCCGCAGCAATGGTATCTAGTGCAGGTACATATGCTGACAATGTAAACGCTTTAATGGAGAAAGAAAATCTTTCTCGAGAAGCAGCTATTAAACAGTTAAGTGAAACTGCTAAGAAAGAACAAGAGAATAGAGATGCAACAACTTCAGTAGTTGTTAACGGAGAAAAAGCATTACGTGATATGGGCGCAATCATTAATGAAAAGCTCATAGGCGAAAACGGAGCCATTACTGAGTTTAGTACAAAATTAGAAGGCGCTGCAACAACATTAGAAACATTAAACAGACCGCAAATGACTGCAGAGCTTGATAAATTTTTAGGCGTTGTAAAAAATGCAGGTTCAATAGCAACTGGTAGTGCTGGTGAAATAACTCCTGATAAAAGAATGGAAGATGTAGAAGTTACTAGCGATCAACAAGCTAAAATGTTAGCTCTAATAGAAGGAATGAAAACAGACGCTAAAATCCAAACCGATGAAGCAAAAATGTTAACAAGCATAATTCAATCATCAATGGGTCCGCAAATGATAACAGCGTTAGAAACTTTAGCAAAGAAAGATAACACAGATTTAGATACATTTGTAACTAAAATTCTAACAGAAGGATCAGACGAGCAAATTAAAGGCATTGCAATGCAAATTAAAAAAGCCATTGACCCGACAATATCTAATAGAGAACTTGACCAATTTGCTAGAATTTTAGATGCAAACTTAATACAACCACTTGACGCATTACTAAAAGATGCTACACTTAATGTATCAAAAATGAATGTAGTTGACATTCTTGACAAAGACGGTAAAAAAGTTGAGTTTGACAAAGGAACATTAGGAAAAACAGGTTCTTTGATACAAGACTTTGGAAAAGAAACTGAAGCATTGTTACACGGAAAAGAAGCAGTATTAACAGTAGAACAACTAGAAAATATTGCCAAAGGTGCTCCTATGATAGGAATACAAGCTGCTCTTAGTGGATTACAACAAGCAGTAAGTATGGTTGACAACGACAAAATAGATCCAATGGCAAGTATGCAAAACTTGTTTAAAGGATTAGAACAAACAATTAGTAGTCCTGACGATGCTCCTATGAAAGGAGTGCAATCAGCAATTGGTTCATTAGAACCAACAATGAGAGTAATGGCAACTAACCTTAAAAGTTCTATGGGAAATGTGCAAGCTGATAAAAGCCCGCAACAAATGCAGTCATCAATGTCGGGATTAGCAGCTAGTTTAGAAAAAATGGGTACAGATTTAAGTACATCATTTAAAGAAAGCGGCGGCCAGGATATGATGAAAGATTTCTCAGAACAGTTAAATAGTACTATGGGAACTATGACAGGTGAACTAATGAAGGGCAATAAGGTTGCATCTAAGCAACTAAAATCAATAGGTGGATTGTCGGGGAACCTATTTAAAGGATTAGGATAGTAAATGAGTTGGAAAAAATATTTTACACCAGTTGAAACAGGTGACAACACTTCAGGATCATATGGACCAATGGGCGGTCCACGTGGCGGTAGCCAACCAGGTCCAGCTAGATCAAACTATTCAAGCTACTTACCAGACGTATATGTAGGTGCGCCAAATCGTGTTGATCGTTATGGTCATTATAACACAATGGATATGGACAGTGAAGTAAACGCAGCACTTGATATTCTTGCAGAATTTTGCACACAAAAGAATGAACAAAATAGTACAAACTTTACATTTAATTTTAATAAAGCTGCTACAAATTCAGAAGTACAAATTTTAGGTCAATACTTAAAGCAATGGAACAAGCTACAAAATTTTGAAACTAGAATGTTCCGTGTAATGCGTAACACTTTTAAATATGGTGATCAATTTTTTATTCGTGACCCGGAAACAAAAAAACTGTTTCATATAGATCCTGCAAACATTTCAAGAATTATTGTTAACGAAAGCGAAGGCAAGAAGCCCGAACAATATATTGTTAAAAATATTAATTTTAACTTTAAAGATATGGTTGCTACAACTCCACATATGACTAATGGTAACATTACTAACCCACACGGTGGACAGTATAATCCAACAGGCGGTTCACGAGGAATGACTGGAACAGCCGCATCACCACAAGGATCAAGATTTAGTTTAGAAGATGGCGAAGTTGCTATTGATGCTCAACACGTTGTGCATTTAAGTTTGTCAGAAGGGTTAGATAATAACTTTCCTTTTGGTAACAGTTTATTAGAAACAATTTTTAAAGTTTACAAACAAAAAGAATTACTCGAAGATGCGATTATTATCTATCGTGTACAAAGAGCGCCAGAGCGCAGAGTATTCTACGTTGATGTGGGTAATATGCCATCACACCTTGCTATGCAATTTGTGGAGCGTGTAAAAACGGAAATTCATCAAAGAAGAATCCCATCGGCGACAGGCGGCGGTCAAAATGTTATAGACAGCTCATACAATCCTCTGTCAATCAACGAAGATTACTTTTTCCCACAAACTGCTGAAGGACGTGGTTCAAAAGTTGAAACACTACCAGGCGGTACTAACTTAGGAGAGATTGATGACCTTAGATATTTTACTAATAAGCTCGTACGCGGTTTACGAATCCCTAGTTCATACTTACCTACCGGCGGTGATGATGGAAGTTCGTCATACAATGATGGCAGAGTAGGTACAGCGTATATTCAAGAATTGCGCTTTAATACATATTGTGAACGTCTACAAGGATTAATTGTTGAAGACTTAAATCAAGAGTTTAAACGTTTCTTATTAGAAACAGGTGTAAACATTGACACAAATATGTTTGACTTAGAATTTGAACCACCACAAAACTTTGCAGCATATAGACAATCGGAACTAGATAATGCTCGTGTACCAACATATACACAAATGAGTGCCATACCTTATATTTCAAACCGTTTTGCAATGCAACGTTTCTTAGGTATGAGTGCTGAAGAAATTGCAGAGAATGAGCGTTTATGGAAAGAAGAAAACGACGAAGAACTAGATGCATCATCAGCAGACGCCGCAGCAGAAATGAGAGGCGTAGGTATTAGTTCTTCAGGTATTGGTGCAGACCTTGGTGGAGCAGAAGATGAACTTGGAGCTGATGTTGATCCAGTAGAAGGTGGCGGAGATATTGCACCACCTGAAACAGCAACAGGCGGAGACTTAGGCGGCGGAGCAGCGCCGGCTACAGATCAAACAATTTAAGATAAATAATAATATGATACTACGAGAACTATTTTACTACGACAAAGAAACACTTCTTCCAACAGAAGATGATCGCTATGATCCTACGTATGATGATAGCGTAGTAAACCTTGATGACACTAGAAAAACTAGACTAACACTACGTCAACTAAATCGAGCAAGAAAAGCATCAGAATTACACAACAGAGAAAAAGCAAACGAACTTAACTTTGTTAGACAGATGTATGGTATTGCCGCACAAGCCGCAGCCGGCGCAGTATAAACTTTAAAAATATGACAGCTAAGTACTTGTGTAATGGCAAAGATTGACAAAAGTTTATACACAAAACAACAAATAAAAGCATTATTAGCAGAACGAAAAAGACAAAAAGAAGCTAAAATAACCCCGGCTCCTATAACAAAACCTAACGAACATACCGATAAAACCTATGGTTTTGTGCTAGGAAATGGCACATCACGCAAAGGTATTGATGTAGAAAAGTTAAAAGAATTTGGTAAAATCTATGCTTGTAATGCAATGTATAGGGAGTTTGATCCGGACTATTTAATAGCAGTTGATGTTAAAATGGTGCTAGAAATAGCTCGAAAAGGATATCAATTAACAAACAAAAATGTTTGGACAAATACTAACAAAGCATATAAAGACATTCCAGGTTTAAATTATTTTAAGCCGTCGAAAGGTTGGAGTAGCGGGCCAACAGCATTACATTTAGCTACTACACATAGTCCTCAAAAAATCTTTATATTAGGGTTTGATTATCAGGGAATAGGTACCGGAAACAAACGTGTTAATAACATATATGCGGATACACCTAACTATAAAAAATCAACAGATGGTGCAACATATTTTGGTAATTGGCTTAAACAAACCAGTACAGTTTTGCGTGAAAATCCACATATTCAGTTTTATAGGGTAATATTACCTGATAACTTTAGCCCTCCTGAACTAAATAAATTTAGTAATTTAAAGACAATACACGTTGAAGAATTTTTAAAAATCTTCAATATTTAGTAGCATCTAAGCAAAATGGCTCGTTTTGAGCCTATTATCCACGTATATTTTCCCTATATGTTAAATACAAGTGACAGCCTTACCATAGGTAAACATTTATTAGGAGAATAAAAATGGCAGATCTAAACAAATTTGAAGAAATGCTCGAGCGTCTTGTTAACGAAGACAAGGCAGGAGCAGAAGAATTATTCCACGAGATTGTGGTTGAAAAATCAAGAGATATTTATGAATCACTTCTTGAAGACGAAGAAGTAGATGAAACTACTGATGAAGAAGTAGATGAAGCATCAGACGAAGAAGTCGATGAAGCAACAGATGAAGAAGTTGACGAGTCAGATGACGAAGACCTAGATGAAAACTTTGATCTAGATGAGTTTGAAGTAGAAGCAGACGACGAAGCAGATCCAATGGCAGATATGGGCGGCGATATGGGAGACGATATGGCAGCTGATATGGGCGACGAAATGGGTGACGAAGAAGGCGAAGGCGATGTAGAAGATCGTGTTGAAGACCTTGAAGATGCTCTAGACGAACTAAAAGCAGAATTCGAAAAAATGATGTCAGGCGATGACGGCGAAGAAGGCGACGATATGGATATGGATGCAGATGATGCAGAAATGGACGACGAAGCTGACGAAGCGTATGCGTTTGAAGCAACAGACGAAGAAGTTGACGAAGCAGCAGACGAAGAAGTTGATGAAGCAACTGACGAAGAAGTTGACGAAGCAG